GTTCAATTAAAATTTAAAAAAAAAACAAAATCATGTTAATTAAAAGAATAAATCTTTTTTAATTAATGGAAGATTATATAGAAAAAGAAGCTTACGATATAATAAATCATTTACATCTCATTAATCCAAGTAAGTCGAGTACATTTAATCCTTTACTAAACGCAAACTTGGATTTACCTGAATTAGGTGAAATTATCTGTAAAAGTAATGGAGATAACCCAACTGCGCGCCAAATACCAGGAAATTGTAACAGGTACTCGTACCCTAGAAATCTACATATTTTCTCAGGTATCATTCAGGCACTTCATAGAAAATTCGGGGTTCTAATGATACCTTCAGGTTTTTACTATTACCCCAAAAATGCGTTTTGTGGTTGGCATACTAATAGTGATAACGTAGGTAAAAGAACGTATTTAGTTTGGACCGAAGAAGATAATAAAAGTTTTTTTAGGCACTTCGATTCAAAAACAGGTAATTTAATAACAAAATACGATAAAAAGGGGTGGAAAATAAATCAATTCGAAGCAAAAGGTGGGGAAGACTGCCTTTGGCACTGTGTGGGTAGTCAGACAAATAGAATAAGTATGGGGTTTCGTACCGTAGATGAAAGTCACTTTTTATTCGATAAAAAGATTTTATACTTAAACGGTGGTAATAAATCGGATTATGGGTTTAGTAACATGCTTGGAGGATGTCATATAACTACTTGTAAAGATGGTTTAAACTGGAGAATAATGACAAATATGGATCACAGAATACCTTTAAAACTCTTTGATGATATTTATTACGGAAACCAAATTACAGAATTAGATCTCGATATGGTTTCTTGGAAATGTAAAGATAAACCCGAACTTAAACACGATGAATATTACGACAGTTTAGACACGGAATTACCGTGTTTAGCCGTCGAAACCTTTATAAACCCACACGTTTTACCATTCAGAACAATTGATGGAAGTCATAGATTATGTAAATTAAAACGCGAAGGTAAAAAAACAGCTAAATTTTTTATAATATCAGAATATCTATTTTTAAAAAATATTACCGATATTTACGAGTATAATATCTAAATTATTTACCATGCTGGAAAAAGCAGGATGGTAAATCAATTTTTACTCATTTCTTAGATGGAAGTGAATCCATGATCGCGAGTGCTATAACACCCGCTATAAAGAACATTACAACGTAATTACATTCGGTATCGTCTTCGCCCAAAATGTTACGTTTTTTACGTTTCACCACTTGGGGTTTGGCGACCACCTCCTGACGCTGGGGTCTCTCAATAGGATCTTCGTCTAAAGGACAATACCCTATCATTTATACTATCGTTTATAAATTAATTTCGACAGACTTTTTCTTTTTCCCACCGCCTCGTTTTGACTTGGTCTGGGTAACTTTGACTTCGCGCACTTCATTATCACCGTCATCTTTTTCGTCTCTGGTATTCGCAACATCACCCTCGGCAATATCCGAAATATCGTCGTCTACGTCATCGTCACCTGGTGCGTTAATATTTGGTGGTATACTCGTAGTACTCATTGGTGGTGTTGGTGGCATCATGATATTACCCATGAGACTCGAAATGTCTAAACCTGGACCTTGCATTTCGCGTCTCCCGCTCGCATCCACAGTTTCACCCGATTGTTGCTGTGATTTTGGAACCGTATTTTGAACAGCAGACATCATGTTCTGTACGAGTTCTGGGTTCTGTTTGATCACGTCGTTCATATTTGGCATGACCGATTTAAACATGCTATTCGTTAAGTGAAACATCATTGCTGATCCTCCAAGCATCATTATAAGTTTAATTTCAGGTGCGACGTGCATTTTAGATCTATATTTCACGTATAATTCCTCGAATACCTCGTCGTAATCTTCCACGTTTTCCATGACGTTTTCTGACCAACCGTCGAGTTGAATCTCGAACGGGTTATACTTTTTGTTCATAAACTCTAAACCGGTCGTACATGCGATGAGCATTCGTCTGGAAAATTTAATGGACTTATCGACGTCTATGCTATACGTAATTCGTTTAACCTCTGTTCTGAGTTCGTCTATAGGTGAATACGCGTTTAAACGTTTGTTTACCGTAAACCCTTTCTTTTCTAATCGACCAATTTTGTTTACAAGATCCGCCTTTTCTTCGTCTATTGTTTTATACCCAGGTGATGGCTGTTCTTCTTCCATATACGGACCACCGCCTATACCACCGCCACCACCACCTCCACCGTAATCGTACCCGGGGTCGTCGTCTTCGTATTCTCCATAATCCATGGGTTCTTCTGCTGGAGGAGCCGTAGGATGATTTTGTTTATTAGGATTCGCAAAAGAATCTATATCTTCCTGAAAAGTTTGTGTTTGTGGTGGGGTAAACTGAGTTTTCATGGGTTTTGGCATTTGTTTTTTTACAGGCTGAGGTCTTGGAATATCAATTTCAATCTCATTCATCAGGGCCTGTTCGTTATCGTCTAATTTCATAACATTCGTGTCACTTCGATTAAGGATGATCTCACCGTCCATTAATCTTTATATTGAAACTATTCTAATTTCTTTAACGCACTTTATAAAAAAATATTTGTCAATTACAAATGAAACTTAACGCTACCAACAAAAGTACACTCAAGGCGATCGTGATCGTCTTTGCAATTATATGTGTTCTCCAATTTTTGAGAACCAGCTACTACAGCCCAGTCGATATCGAAACGACTAATGAAGAATCGCTCTTTAACCTCGAGTCTAAGGAAGAGTGTCTCGGTAAATCGTACTACTCGGATAGTCGAGGCGGTATCTGCGAAGGCCAAAAGTTGGTCTCGGCGCAAGCGGGATACAAGATGAAGTAAAATCTCCAGTATATATAAATGGCTTTAGTGACTAGTCAGTCCACTTTACCCGATTTCGAATACGAACATCATACTGTTATACTCGATAACCTAGACCCAACTTCCGATACTGATTTTACACTTCATTTACCAACACCACTCGAAAATGTTGTCCAAGCACAACTACTCGCTGCGAGTATTAACATAACCGATTATGACACGAGGTGTGTACATATCGGTATAGAGGAACTTAAAAATCACTTCACACAACGCGGGAAAAAGGATCTCGATGATGCCGATAACCACCTTAACGGTATTTTTGGAACGATTATGTGCGAACACGAGATACACGGAGGTTCATCCAATAAAATAGCCGTATTCTTTAGAAACGAGTATCCAATTATCCAACAATATTATAACCCAATCAGAAAACTCGATAGAGTAACTTTTAACTTAGACGACCAAGCTGGTGATACACTTGATTGTGGAGATGCCATTTTCGTTTTTAAATTCGTTTGCAAAAAAAGAAATTTACCCTACTAATTATTTCAGGGCGTTATGTACCTATAATTTTAACCTTTTCTTATTATAAATGTCTTCCGGTGTCGTACAACTCATTGCCATTGGTGCTCAAGATGAGCATATAATGGGACAACCGGAAATATCATTCTTTAACTCAACGTTTAAGCGACACTCTAATTTTTCACAATCCGTCGAAAAGCAAACGATACAGGGAGCTGTGAAAAATAACGCTATGTCTTCAGTTAAATTCCCACGTTCGGGTGATTTACTCGGATACACATACTTTACAATAGACGATAACTCTAAGGCACTCGATTACCAAGATTGGAGTGAACTCATAGATAAGGTCGAATTACTCATTGGTGGTCAGGTTATAGATACTCAAGACGCAGTTTTTACGGAAAAAATAGCTATCGATACATTCGCAACAAACGTTTCTAAAAGTTCTAACGGGACACACCCGGGTGTGAGCGCGAGGTCGTATTTCTACCCGTTAAGATTCTTCTTCTGTGAAGGTCCACAGTGCGCTTTACCAATAGTTGCTTTACAGTATCAAGAAGTAGAAATACGTATTCATTGGGGTTCACAAGTTGGAAACTATAACGTTGAATGTTATTCGAATTATTATTACCTCGATAACGAAGAACGCGGGAATATAGTTTCCAGAAAACACGATCTTTTAATTACACAAGTTCAAAAAAGTATTCCGTCACAGGAACTTACACAAGAACTTACGTTTAACCACCCGGTTAAGTATCTCGCGTGTTCGGATACAACTGTGAATGGTGCTTTAACGTCTGCCGATAACAGGGTTAAACTAGAAATAAATGGACTCGATATAGGTAATTACAGGTGGGGAAAACCTCATTTCATGGAGGTTCAAAATTACTATCACACGCAATTCGTAACATCACCCGATTTCTTTTTATACTGTTTTTGTCTTTCAACGAGTTCACTTCAGCCGACAGGAACTCTCAATTTTAGTCGTTTAGATTCAGCAAAGATACACAGTCAATCACGAAACATATCCGATCCTATATACGCAGTTAACTATAATATACTCAGGATTGATAATGGATTAGCCGGTCTTATCTATGCAAATTAAAATACATACTTATATTAATATGGTTAAAAACATACCTACGATCGAACGGTCTACCAAAATCCGGTTTGGTAAACACGTTTCAGATAGCCAGGCTGAAAACACAATCGTTTTTAATGCTTCAGATTCTGCTGTTAATGCGACCAACACGGGTTCCATTTATATGGCACCACTCCGCGTTGCTGAATTAGCAGGTTCTAACCTTATAGGTTATTCCGCATCGACGAAAGAAGTTGTTGATTCGAGTGTTCCTACATCGCTTTTAGGTGGTGTTACTTTACAAGCATCTACAGATCGTGGTAACGTAACTTCAAACACAGTTCAGTTTAGTAACGCAACGACAGGTTTCATAACAACATCGAATATCGGGGTCGCTAATAGTGCGCCCATACACGCCGTATCGGTAAAAGATAAGGTTTTCATGTGTGGTCCAACGGGTGATACGAACACGCTCCGCGTCGAAGGTACAACACGATCAAATAAATTTACAACGGGGTCTTCTATCAATATAGACGAAAGTGTTACTAATAAAATTCAAGTTTCGGGGACAATACATAGTAGTACTTACACGGGTTCCAATCTCGGTTTAGCGAACACCGCACCCGCACATGCTATAAGTATAGGTAATCAAGGTCAAGTTCAAATGAATGTACCCACAGCTTCGA